TTGGCAGCGTGTTTCTTATCCTCTTTTGTGAGTCTCTTTTTGATTTCTTTCTGCCACAGTTTCAGAAATCCGCGTATTTCCTCAATCCCCGGTTCCTCATCATAGTAGGAACGGTTCTGGCGGATCGTGCCACCCGGTTCAAATTCTATTGTGTAGAACGGGATGCCCGGTTCCTGCTCCCGTCTCAGGAAACCTATGAAAGTCTCTCTGTTCTCTATCCGGTTAAAATATCTTTCAGAGCTTCCGGCGCAGTGATGCAGGGCATACCCTTCCCGAACGATCTCTACCGGGTTCTCCGGCATGATCATTCTGTAACCCTCTGCTACAAATTCATATTTTTCCTTTACTTCTTTCATTACTTCCGTTGTTCCAGGAAACTTTTCTTCCATTATCCGGGCTTCCTGCTGCCGTAATTCTGGATTTTCACTCATTCTTCTTACTGTGTCCAGTTTCTTTTTATCGGTTATCAGTTCGTCATGTCTCTGTTTCAAGTCTTTGGGCTTATAGAACAATTCGTCATTCAGATTTTTATTCTGTGCCTTGCGCATGAATAAATAATCCACCCATTGACTTAATGCCCTTTGCGGCGTCCCATAATGCTTTCCTGCCTGCTTCCGGATATAATTTACAATCTGTTCTATACTCATTCTGTCTGTGATCTCATCCGGAAGTTCTTCGATTTCTTTTGTCGCGATTCTGTTTTCTTCCAGATAGTCCATGGTATTTTTCGGAATCTTACAGCCATAGGCTTCTGCATATTTGAGCCATTCCAACCGGATGCATCCACCATTCTCATCCCTGAGGCGATTGATCTTCTGTTTATCCGTCAGCCCCATGACTTCTTCTATGCTGTTTCCATTTACGGATAAGGGTCCTGAATAAGAGCCGTTATATGCCCAGCATGATCTTGCAGTTTCCTTACACAGACGGTAAAAACGTCCTTTTGCCAGATATTCCATCATAGTTCCCAGCTTGTGAAGGCGACAACCTGCTGCCATGAGGGAATTGTAATTGAGCATGAGTCCCAGTCTTGCCATCTCCACAAAAGCATTTGTCACACTTTCATACTCTGTTCCTTTTAATGCCTCCGGAATTCCTTTAGGATACAGAAAGCAATCCTCCATCCGTTTGTTTTGTGGGTTGCTTGTATACCAGTCACTTCTTGTCAGACCGTTACTCCACTCATAGGTTTCCCCGTCCTGGTTGTAGAAGATCATATAGTTTGGTCTCACATGTCCTTTGTTATACAAAAGAATACGTACACCTTCCTCCAGAAAAACACGGTGACCATTTATACAGTGTTTAATTTCTGCTCTGTAGTGTCTGGCGACCCCATATTCCGGAGTTATCCGTTCCAGCTTGCAGGCTCCTGTTTTGCTCCATATCCGCTGTGTTCTCTTTTTTACCACTGCTGGCTGTCCACATTCCGGGCATTTTCTGGTTTCTCCCTGTCTGGGTTTATCCAAATTCTTTTCCAATATCTGAGAGCCGCAGTTACTGCATCCATAAGTGTTGTTTCCTTTGTTCCAGAAGAGATATCTTTCTGTGCTGCAGATTTTATAAAGCCACTCTTTAAATTCTTCATCGTTATCTGTAATCCCTTCCATAAGCCGGTCAATCTTCCGGTATTTGTTATCGAGACTGCGGAGACGCTTTTCTTTACCGTAATCCTCTTCCATGCTTTCGATCTTAGACAGAAGATATTTATCCGAATATACGGTCTGTACGGCATTTTTCACAGTTTCTATATCTTCTTTGGTATCCCACTGGACTTTTTCAAGTATTCTGGAATTATAAAAACTTTCATACAAAGGATCATATCCCATGATCCGGATCAGTTTCTGGGTGTTCCAGTCTCCCTGTTCATATCTGCCGGCATGCTCCCCAGTTTCCGTGTTTAATACATAGCGACTGATATATCTCTTGTACCGGAACAGGTCCAGAATCAGGTACTCTTTCTCAGTTTGGGCTTTTACAATGATCTTTTCTCCGATATCCTTTTTGTTCTTATGTCTGGGTATTGGTATCGGTACCTTTTCAATCAGCTTATATTTCATCGTCTTCCCTCCGTACCTCTCCGGAATTCAAAAAATATGTTCCGTCTTTATCGGCCAGAAAGACTCTGGCAGCTACGATCGCTCCGTTTACATCTTCTTCCATCAGTCCACCAACTGCTCCGGTCTGCAAATAAACTTTCGGATTTCTTCCCCGCGCAATCGCAATCTCGTCTTTTTGTGCCCGCGCAATTTCCTGTTTTATCTGCAGGTGGGCAGCCGCCCTTTCCCAATCCATTTTGGGATTCTGAATCATGTATTTCATGGACATCCCGGCAAATGCTTTTAAATCCAATTCTTTCACCAGGGTGATCTCTGTGCAGCAGCAGCGAAAATGCTGTTCTTCGTTGATGTCTCCTGCTGCCTCGATCAAAAAATATCTGTTTCCTGCACCTAAAGGAAAATAGTTCAGGCAGTCTGGAGCATATTCAACGAAATGCCAGCCATTCCGGTATACTTTGCATTCCTCTTCTTTATAGGTTTTTCCCGGTTCAAGTTTTACTCCGGATCCGTATGAAGTAGCCAGTTCCTTTGAAAATCCTTTAATTCCCTGCATCTTACGCCTCCAGGTAATATTCTTTTGCAATCCTGCGCACGTCTGCCTTAGTTTCCCCGCCTTCATAGACCGGGCTGCGCATGGCTTCTTTTTTGCCATTCATACGAAATTCTGCCAGTTTCACAATTGCGTCCGGTACCTGTATTGCACACTCGCTCGAAAAAGTGAGGATCTTCGCAAGGCATTCCGTCAATGATTTCTCTTTCTTTCTCACAGCAAGGCACAGTTCATCGTTTCCATCCAATAACGCCAGGATGGTATCTTTCTGATCAACCTGATGTCCCTTTATTCCCAGTTCTTTCGCTTCACCTTCGATTTTGGCAACTGCTGCCATGTAAGGAGTTGCAAGAGAGTCCACGATATAATCCATGTAGTCTTCTGCATCTTCTTTTTCCAGACCATTTTCCACTGCCAAGGTGACCAGTGCTTCCAGATCCCCCTCCTCTCTTTCCGCTGCTGCTGTGCGGATCAATTCCTCATAATCCATCTTTCCAAATTTTTCAAACATCGTGTTCTCCTTTCTGTTATTCGTCCATTTTCTCTATTTTGAATCGCACTGCATGACCACCGAACAGCTTGTCCACCTGCTGCCAGAGATCTGCATTGCGCAGTTCCTGATTTCCTGTCCGGGTCCATCCATTTTCTTTCCATGCAGGAAGACTCTGGTATCCGTTCTGCAGATACCTGTTATCTGTATGGATCGTAAGCAGGGATGGACGGCGTAATCTCTGTAATGCTGCTGCCAGACATAAAAGGGCAAGACGGTTTCCTGTGGTTTCTTCCACTTCTGCTGATACACAGCTTGGATTTCCTGCGCTTTTCGGGAAATCTTTGCTGTAAATGATGTATGTATACTTGCCTTTCTTTATTTTTCCAATTTTCCTGGTAAGAATCAGGGAGATGTCTACTCTCGCCATTTTCTGATCCATCTTCAAATCCTCCTGTCTATCTTTACAAGGGTATAGTGGCGGTATGCATAGCCGGTATGTGGATTGATTCCCATCTTTACTGACTCAGGTTCCGCATAATAACCTTTTGGTGCTTTGGGATAGATTGGCTGCTTGTGCCGGTCTACCAGGCTTCTTCTTTTGATTTCTTTTTGCTTTGGCTCTTTTCGAACCAGATTACGGGAACAGCTGTATCGTTTAATCTCATCCGGTTCGTGTTCTTCCAGAGGTTTTGTGATATACTCTGAAAGTTTCACATATCCGCCTGCATCATAAAGGGATGCAAAATATACATGCCCATTCTCCCATAACTCTGAGACGATCCGGTCGGTACCGGTCTCCTGATCTGCTTCGCGGTTTACCAGAAGATGTACATGAGGACCGCCTTTCTTTCCGATAGCCAGACGATAGATGTATTTCAATTCCCATCCCTTCTTTCGGTATTTTGTTCGGACTTTTCGGATCAGCTTTCCCAGGTCCTTCTTCATCTGCTCCCATGTGGGACGGTCGCCTTTTTTGTATGTAAGAGTCATCCAGTAATCACCGGGTGAAAAGTTCCACTTGATCAGTCTCCTGACATCTCTCTGTCTTCTCCACTGATTCTGTTTGGCTATCTCTTCCGGAGTGGCTTTCCTCTTTTCTTCTCTTTTCTGTCCCTTGGCACCATACCTTCCTGTATGCTTTTCCTCTATCTCTATGGTGCTGTCAAAATCCCATATCTCTCTGATGTATGCCCACCTCATATAGCATCTCCTGTCGTAAGTCTAATACCCCTAATCGAGCTTCCAAGAGGCTTGCGCCCCT